CTAGTAGCTGACACATCACCACAGCTAGGCGGTGACTTAGATACTAATAGTTTTGAAATACTTTTAGATGATAACCATGCTATAAAATTTGGTGATAGTAGTGATTTAGAAATTAAGCATGATACTGCGAACTGGATTAGGTCTATGGGTACTCATACTCTAAACTTTACAGTTAACGGCGGTAACGAATATGCTGCACAAATGTTTGCTAACGGATCAGTAAAATTATATTATGACAACAGTCCTAAGCTTGAGACAGTTAATACAGGCGTAAATCTTACAGGAGGAGCGTATGCAACTGGAACTATTACTGCTGGTTCAAATATAAAAGCAAATACAGATGGAGGTAAACTAACTTCTGGGGCTAATGATGATTTCCAAATTTTTCACGATGGAAACTACAACTGGTTAGATGGTGTTAATAATCACGACACAATTTTAAGAGCTGGTACTGGTGGTTTATATTTACAAGGTGGTGTTGTTTATATTGGAAAAGAAGGTGCTAGTGAATACTCTATAAAGGCTATAAGTGACGGTGCAGTAGAGCTGTATCACGACAACGTTAAACAGCTATCCACACGTTCTGATGGAATCGAAATCCATTCTCCTGAGGGTGGTGAAGCAATGATTTACATGACAGCAGATGAAGGAGATGATACTAATGATAAGTATAGATTGGTTGCTCAAAATGGTGGTGATTGGCTTGTTCAAAGACATAATGGATCAGCATATAGCAGTGAATTAAGAGTTAAAAGTGGTGGTGGAGTACAAGCAAACTTTCAAGGAAGTAACAAGTTTGAGACAAAAACTAACGGAGCCACAGTATTTGGTGGTTTACACATTGAAGGTGGTTCTGTCGATCATACTGGTGACGGTACTTTGCTTGTAAGGTCTGATAATAATAATGACTGGACAATAATGTGTGATACTCAGACTGGTGGAGCTGGTGAATATGGTCTTAAAATTAGAACTGAGGTAGATACTGGTTATGCGTTTGCTGTAACAAACGGTAGTAGTGATACTGTAGGTTTTTTAATAAATGGCCCCGGAAACATAGAAAAAGTAGGTCACATTAAACCATCAGCTAACAACACATACGATTTAGGCACATCATCTTTACGTTGGAGAAACATATATACACAAGATTTACAACTATCTAACGAAGCTGTTGGTAATAACGGTATAGATGGTACTTGGGGTAATTATACTATAGTTGAAGGAGAATCAGACTTGTTCTTAAAAAATAACCGTTCTGGTAAAACTTATAAATTTAATTTAACGGAGGTATCATAATGGCTATAAATTTTGGAAGTGGTGTAGGGCAAGTTTTACAAACAGTACAGAATACATCTAACCTTAACTCTGGTATAGCTGCCGTTGCTGGTAGTCCAGTTGCCACAGGTCTAACAACACAAATTTATCCTAAACAAACAGGATCAGATTTTATAGTTACTGTTGCTGGATTCATTCATCACAACAACTCTAGTGCTGGTAACAGAGGTATAAAACTTTTCATATATGCACAAGTTAATGGGTCAGGATCATATACCAATGTTTTAAATAATATGGCAGTATCATCGCATATAACAGTTTCTTGGGTTGACTTTCCCGGAGAATTTACTGTTTATGTTCCTAACTCTGCTGTATCTTACACTGCTGGGCAGTATATAAACTTTGAGCCTTTTTATCAAAGAGGTTCTAATAACTCAACCAACACAAACTATTTTCATCACACTGGCGGATCTGGAAATGGTGTTCAATGCCAGACAATCATACAGGAGGTTGCATCATGATATTAGAACCTAATAAATTTGATGCTATTACAGCATTAAAACCCGGCTCAGAATGGTACAGTACAGCAGATGGTGTTATACACTGGCTTAGTAAAGATACTGCACCAACTGAGGAAGAAATTGCAGCAAAGTTAACAGAACTAAAAGCTGCTGCAAAGCATAAATTACAACGTCAAGAAGAGTATCCAAGCTGGGAAGATCAGCTAGATAAAATTTATCACTCTGGAATAGATGCTTGGAAGGCAGATATAAAAACAATTAAAGACAAGTATCCTAAACCATGACATTAACACAAATAAGCACCGCAGGCGTAAAAGACGATGCGGTGACGTCGGGCAAGATTCCGGCAAATGCTGTAGGGTCTAGCGAGTTAGCAGACAACGCAGTAGATACAGCAGCAATAGCAAACGATGCAGTTATAGCATCTAAAATTTTTAACGGTGCAGTTACTAATACTAAACTAGGTACTAATGCAGTAACTACAGCTAAGATAGATGATGGTGCAATTACAAATGCAAAGATAGCAAGTGGAGCTGTAGGAACAAATAAACTAGCAAGTGGAGCTGTAGGTTCCGGCGAGATAGCTACTGGTTCTATTGTTAACTCAAATATAAACAATAGTGCAGCAATATCTGGATCAAAACTTGCAGATAGCTCTGTAGGTAGTGCTAAGATAGCTGACCAAGCTGTAACGCTAGACAAACTACCACACGGTACATCATCTAATAATGGTAAGTTTTTACGAGCAAACAACGGAGCAGACCCTACATTTGAGACAGTAAGCACAGACTTAGTAGCTGATACAAGTCCACAGCTAGGCGGTTTATTAGACACTAATGGTCAAAATATTAAATGGCTTGATAGTTCTGGTGGTGGCAATAATAGAGCTTTATTTGGTGCTGGAAATGATTTAGCTATATACCATGATGGAACGTCATCATTCATTGATACAGCTACTAGCCATGATTTATATATTCGTAATACGCAAGGTAATCAAATTAGGTTACAACCTAGAACAGGAGAAGATGGTGTAAAAGTTATTACTGACGGAGCAGTAGAGCTATATCACAACAACAGTAAAAAGCTTGAGACAACCTCAACTGGTCTTACCGTAACAGGTGACTATGTAGGGAGTAATGATTGGATAAAAACTTCAAAACTAACATCTTATGACACAACTAAATCACCTATACAACAACATACTAAAACCTATTGGTACACACGACTAGATGATTCTAACTCAATTCAAAGTAGTAATTTTAGAAATTTAGCTGGTAGTGGTGGTAACTCTCATTCATTTCAAAGCACCACAATTCCAGTAGGTAATATGACAAGACAATCTGATGCGGGATCTTTCAGTGCTTATCATTCGTCTACAAATACTCAAGCTACTCGTACTGATTTAGCTGGTGCTGATGATTTTAACATTGCTACTAAAGGTCTGAGTATGGGATGTTTAGTTCGTTTAGAAAATACTGGTAGTAATGGTAGCGGAGTTATATTTTATGGTGATGGTAATACTGAAAATCATTTTTTTAGTAGATATAAATATGACAATGCAGGGTTAAAAATAGGAGAAGATACAAACGGAAGTGATAATTGGACGTCAGCTTATCCTACATCTTTCTTTAATGATGGAGATTGGCGTTTTGTCGTAATGGCTGTTGCAACAAACGGAACCTTAATGGTCAGTATTAATGGTGATAGATTGACACCTGTGCGATTAACAGGAACGGTTCCTACTCCAAGTAGTGCCCATTTTGGAATACAAGGAGATCTTTACAGTGACAATGCTGCTAGACATAGATTTGCAACATTCTGGTGGCATGAAGGCGTAATAAGTGATGCTCTTGTTGCACAAGAATATGCTTGGTTAAAAGGTATTTGGACATCAGCATCTGGTTTAACTTAAATGGAAATACCCAGCATAGTAATCCCACCTGTAAAAGATATAGAAACAATATCTATACCATTACCTACTGCTGACGTACCAAGTTATGTACCTTTGGTTGTACCTCCTAGTGATTTACAAGAACCAGAAGGTACAAAACCTGTGGAAACTGTGGACCCACCTAAACCAACTTTACCACCTCCTTTTCCACCTTACCCTTTACCATCGACTGAGGTGCTAGTTCCTACAGTGATTACAGCTGTTACAGCCGTAGCAGCTACAACTGTAGCTACACCTATCATACAAGATATTAAAGAAAGAATAACTAAGTTCTTAAATAATAAGATAAAGAAATGGAAAGAAAACCGGAAGAAAAAAAGGGACTCTTTACAAAGCTCAAAGAAAACATAGATGACCATGATGAACAGATGCAGATACTAGGTGCAATGGTGCGTCTAGGCGTTGTTATCTGGTCAGGATTTATTATAACTCTTAATTATGTAGAGTTACCTATGGTCAAAAAGTCAGGTGCTTCAGCGGATATCACGTTCGTCGCCAGCGTCTTTACGGGTGCACTTGCCACATTCGGTTTGACTA